GGCACTCTACACGCTTAAATTGAGCCTGTTGATATAGTTCCTTGATGAAAGGGTAGATGCATTCCGCGATAGGTATGCATCGGTCTTTACCGGCTTCCGTTTTAGAACCGCCGACCATGTATCGTTCTTTCAAATGGATATTATCAAGCTTCATGGTCTGCAATTCGTTCAATCTGAGGCCCGTGTAGGCATATATCAGGGTTAGCTTGATAATTATATCGTCGGAGTGTTGCCAAAGGGCGTAGAGGGCCGAATTTGAAAAAATGTTAGCCTTCTTGATTGGCGTAGCATTCTTATTGATGATAATATCGGAGAAATAGTTCCTAGGTATGATTTCCTGTTTTACGGCCAGGGTACCTACAGATACTATGATAGCCTTAATTAGCTTCTGATACGATTTAGTGTGAGTTGATTTATCGAATATAGGCTGGAAATGTGCAGCACGCATATTCTTCATCTCGATATTGTTAAGATGGCTAACCATCTTTTGTATTGTATGGGTGATCTTCATCCGGCCTGCGGACAATCCCTGGCGTTCGGCTTCCTCAATCCGCCATTCAAAGCATTGGCCAAACGTAATTTTACGTTGCTCTTCTTGCGGTGGATTGGTTGAGTAGAGGGCCAGGGCTGTGTAAGCTTCCTTTTGTGTGGCAAATGTGCCTACTGATTTACGAATAGCCTTGCCGTTAGCATCGTAGCCATAGGTTACTACAGCCCGGTAAGGCTTTCGTAGTGCTTTGTGTTTCATCTTATATACGGTTCCTGAACCGTTGGCTCGTTTCATGGCCATAAAAATAACCTCCTTGGCTTAAATTTGAGTATAAGAAATAAGCCTTAGAGGTTTTGTATGGTATAATGATATTGGAGTAAAAATGAAGTACCTTTTCTCTAAGGCTAGGTATGTAGTTTTTAGTAGCCCTCACTGCGGTGAGGGCTTATTTTTTATTTCTTTTTAGCTCGTCGCTTATTTCTTTTTTCTTTTTTGTTTAATATATGTTTAGGGAGAGGGCTTGGGTTTTTCCACTCTGGAAGCTCAAGCCAATTATTAGGAAATCCCATTGATTTAGCATCGATATACCTGCTATGTACAATTAAATCTTTCATAAAATACACAAATGGATAGTCAGGATCAATTGTTTTTAATATCTCAGACATAACAATTATTGTATTGTATATTTTACTGTCTAATTTTGAACTGTCTGATTTTGAAACGATAAGTTTGTCTTTTATATTTCGAACAGGCTTAAACACAATAGGTGTTCTTTTATTCCAAAGCCTACCATTATGAGCACAAACATTCCTTACCCATCTCAAGTTATTAAGAATCGATTGCATTGGCATATAATCAAAAGGGAACTCTTTATATATGGCTTTTTTATCTGCCCTTTTTTTTATTCCATCTATCCAATTTAATAATTCACCGAGCGTTAGTAATAAAGCGGATACCCAAATAGGAGGGGTGTTAATATGGGGGTATTTATTTTTATAATGTAACGCAAATTGCTCTTTACTGTTTAGGTAAGTTTTTTTTAGTTTATCAAATGCAGAGGGTTGTCCCTGAATTCTAGAAACTGTACATACATTGGACTTAAAGATATTCGAGTCTTCATGAGGATGTGATGTATCATATTGTGTTGCTAAATATTGACTCCATGATGCCTTTACTGCTACTTCTATCTTTTCTATTCCAGTAGAAATTAATCGTCTGAATTTTTGGTCAAATATATAAGCATACTTTATTTGACTCCACGTCGTGCCATCTCTAAATTTATGGTTTCTAGGTGAGCATTGAGGATACCGTTTTTCATACATCCACCAATATCCACTTAATCTATAATATCCGACAGTGCTTAACCATCGTCTTAAATCATTATCATCATCGACAATCATCCCTCTATTTTTTAACTGCTCAATCTGTTGATCAATTGTTGTCGGTTGCTTTATATTTGTTGCCATAAAGTAATACCTTTCATAGGTATAAAAAAAAGACCCATCCTGGTGCGCAGCTGTTGAATAATCAACTCTAAGCGTGATGGGTACTGTTACCATTATATTATCACGCATATTTGCAATTTTCAAATTACATAAACGCAATACCATATTCCAAAAATACATAGTAGTTTTAAATTTTTTTACAACACATGATGATAAAAGTTAATACTCTCTAACTCAGCATCATCAATACATGTTCGACGGACCATTTGCTCAACTAGATTAACGTGATGATCCAAATAAAAGTCGTCATTAATAATATGCATTAATTCGTGCTTAATTTCCTCTCGCATGCGGTCATACGAGAGGTTTTTATTTATATAGATATTATGAGTATCTATATCTTCACATTCCTCTGACACAGCATTGGCATGTGGTAAGTCGCAGTAAATCAAATTTACAACCAATATAACACTCTCCCTTTAAAGTCATTTCTTATTTTGTGGATTGTTATCAATAGACTTTAAATGTTTATTAATTTTACGTTCGACTTTCTTCAAGTCTTTTTCTGCTGGCAGTTCCTCTGGTTTAATTCCGCGTTCCGCGAGCATTTCACGAATGGTCGAATTATTCTGTACGTGTTCGTCTGTAATAGGCTCTTCTCCATACATATCGTTTTGTTCAACATTATGATTCGTCATTTCTGTTGCTAGATTTTTAGCTGCAATTGTTACAGTGGGAAGAAAATCAGCTAGAGGACGTGTAGGGTTAACCCCAAGTTTGTCTTTCATAGCTTGTGTAGAATGTCCTCCAAATAATGCAGTATCACCTTTGGAGCGAATGCGTGCAAAGCCTTTATTATCGACTCCGCGCTCGTATATATTTTGTGAAAGTCGTTTTTCTGACTCTTTTAATTGATCGCGAGCCTCCAGCCGTTTTATATCTTTGTCGTACCGCTCCAGGGTTTCTTGTTCGTGAGTTTTTACAGCAAAATAGGTTTGTGCTAAAGCAATGACCTCTTTGCGAGGGTCGCCATTCATGGCGATTAAATAGCAGGCGTATCTTGTCAATTTAATATCATCGACGTTTCTTGTTGCGCCACTTCCGATTTCAACCATTCCGCCCACGTCGGCGAAATGGTCAGAAGTTATATGACCACTGCTTTCACATGCTTTTTTAGCTTTGGCTATAACAGGTAAAAATTTTCTGTATTCAGTATATTCTAATAATCTTTGCAAATCCCTAGCATACCAATACTCATTACCTTCATCATCAAGTTGCTTTATTGAATCAAAAGGAGATGTATACGGACCTGTGCTATTTTTATCTTCTTCAAGAAAAAAGAAAAACATATAAACCTCCCGTTATTTATATATCTTATTTGTGTTTAAGTTTGAGTAATTCTATATATTCAACAGCTTTTTCTAAATCCTCCTTACTTATATCTTTAGCGGCAGAGAAGAGCATACGAGCCCCTGGACGTGTGCGTAGATACTCGGCAAACTCGGCTGCTTCTGGGTCGGTGTAATAGCCATCTGTATATTTTTCAACTAATTCTGACTTGGGCACGCCAAAATAATTTGCCAATAACTCAATTTTATCAATTCTAGGGTATGTATTTCCCTTTACCCAATCGGTAAACGTAGTATACTTTAGACCTAAGTCAGCACAGATTTTATTGCGATCTATTCCTCGACTATCCATTAGTCGTTGAATATTTTCAGCCATAATAGCCTTATTACCTAAACTGCTCATAAAAACCTCTTTGTAACGCGTCATATTAATTAATACACCTATATATTACGATGAATTCGTAATAAAATCAATATTTTACGGAAAATTTACGATAGTTTAAGTTTTGTTTATAGACATTACGGATAAACCGTAGTAGAATGATGACTGTAAACAAGTGGTGAAAAAATGAAAGGAGGTTCTCATGAAGTACACGTTAAAGATGTTGAGGGCATCAAAAAATTGGTCACAACTTGCTGCAGCTAAAGCGATAGGAGTATCTGTTGATACATGGGGGAATTGGGAGAGAAAACGTTCTTATCCTGATGTTCCACATATTAAAAAGATACAGGACGTATTTAATGTGGCATATGATGACATTATTTTTTTATAGTTAATTACGGTTAAACCGTTACGGAGAGGAGGAAATATGAAAATAGTAAAACTCATTACAAAAGCAACGCACCAGAGCATAGTAGACGCAATGATTTCCATAGCAATAGCACATGGATTAACAATCACAAATGTGGAAAATATTATGACTGATGTAATAGCGTATTTGAAAGATAACGCAACGGTAAAAAAGTAAAAGCCACTAACAAAAGTTAGTGGCAGTAGATAGGATATTGGGCGCTCGTGGATGGATTATTGGTAATGCTACTCACCATCTATGCGTTGCACCTTACAAAGTATACAAGGCATTTACTTTGTCTTGGCTCAAGGTTGTCCTGTTGCAGCAGGAGGTTCCTTGAATTCACCCAATTTGCAATTAGTAATTACTTACTAATGGGACGTGTAAACATCCTTTCTTAAACCAAAATCACGTAATCGAGAAATAGCAGAAGATTTCTCTAATTGAAGCGTTGGGCTATTAGCTACATTTTGAGCTAATGCTAATGCTCCTTGTGTTTGAGTATTAAGAGCAAATGCTTTTGCAAATGGAGTATTTGCAGAAGATTGAATCATAGAAATAACTTTATTTGTATTTTTAAGAATTTCTAATTGTGGTTGAACCACCAAGATGTTATCGTAAAGGCTTTTTATCCTTTACTTCTACTTGTTACCAAGTAGTTCAGCATATGTCATTATCCTATCAAAAAATATTATACATGAATAAATGATGAAAATAAAACAAAAAGGTGAAATCAAATGAATAGTAAAAAGCCACCAACAACATTAGTGGCAGTAGAGAGGAGGTGTAACTATGGTTAGAAAGACAATCGCCGTATCCCAAATGGCCACTGTTCTCGGATGGACACTAACTGCGGTACGAGAATGTATCGCTAGGGACAAATTCCCATTTGCCTATGCATGGCAGTCACCAGGCAAGAAATCAAGAGCCTTTGTAATAGATAAGGAAGGCTTTAAGACTTATCTAATGCACAATCTAGGTTGGGATATAAAAATTATCGATGCAGAATTTAAAGCTGCAAATATTCACTAGGAGGAATTAATCATGACATGGATTGATGCAGGAATGAATTTAAGTTTAGCTGCAGCTGCAGTAGCATCTATTTTATCAATGATGATGTTATAAAGGAGACTTTAACTATGACTGAAATTCCAGTAAACAAAACAGCAATGGCTGCACATTTAAAAGCAATCGAATCGGATCGCCTCTTAAATCAAATCAGTGGAGACGTTATGAACGCTATCTATAGCTTGCAAACTATGATGAGTGCTTACGGAGCACAAGGATTCCGCATTAGCGTTACTGTTGATGATATCGTAGTTGAGCAAATTGTGGAGGACGATGAATAATGGGTTAAAGATTTTGATTTCCCATCTATGAAGGTAGGGGAAAGAGGAGGTGAAAACCAAGATGAGTGCGATGACATATAAAGAAAAACGGGAGCTTAGACGTGCTGCTATGGCTCCACAGTTAGCTGATATTATAGAGGGCTTTATTGTCGGATCGTGTTTCTTATATTTAGCAGTAGGTATTTTCTACTGGTGGATTACAGGGGAGATGTTAGTGAAATGGTAAAACGATGTTATCACTGTGGGTACAAGCTTACCCCGAATATTACCTACAGTCTTTACAATACCGCTATTGGAAAGGTGGTTACAGTATGTAAGGACTGCCATACCTCTCATTTGCGAATGAGGGCAAAACAAAGAAAAAGGGCTGCACTTGCTGGAACAAGTACAACCCACTATTAAATTAACCAGTTAAATTGTAACACATAAGGAGGCAATCATGCCAACTGTTAATAAAAATATAGATTTTAATTTTTTTAGCCGCTCTGGGCGTGTGCCCCCTAAAGTGCGATTTAACGTATGGGGCTCGGCTTGTGGATTAAGTGTAGACGCGTATAACGCAATTGGTAGACCTGAAGGCTTGCGAGTTGGAATTGATACATCAGCTCGTGAAATTCATGTATATCCTGTTTTAGAAAAGAATAATGAAGCAGCAATTTATCCACCTAAAGCTGCTTTACAAAAATCTAAAATCATTATCTCAAGGGCGAGAGTCGTATTAAAAGAGTTAACAGAATTAGGTATTACTAAAAATATTAGTGGGGACGTGATCATCGAAGGTGATTCCAAAAAGCTAATATTTAAGTTTTGAGAGGAGCTAACATGCCTGAAATAAAATCTAAAAAATTATTGCCATCTGTAAATACATTTGACTTCAACTTTTTCGCTGATAATAAAGAAAAGCGTCGTGCAGCAGAAACAGTAGCAATTGTTGTAACTAATAGTTATATCAAGCTTTCATTAGCTGCTTATAAAAAATTAAAAGGTCCTGAATATTTTAGAGTTGGTATAGACGTTCACAATAAAGTGATTTGCGTATCACCTGCGTTAAAAACAGAACCTCATGTTTTTAAGCCGACCGCAAAGCAAATCGAGCGAAACACTATTTTTATTACTAAAAGTAGGCACGTAATCAAAAAGCTTAAAGAACTTGGCATTCCCAAGATGGTAACTGGAATGCTAGTTGATGGCGAGTTATTATTCAAATTTTAAAGGAGAACCTATCATGGAAAATCAAAATATCTTAACTATTAAATTCAATACATTGGACGATCTAGCAGTGCAAGTGGCAGATTGGAACGACCGATTAAATCATCAATGTTGCGGTAATTGCTCTAATGTTGAAGCGCCTACAGTAACAGTTGGCGAGACTATCGATATTGAAGTAGCGGCGTCTGAAGTTGCAGGAAAAGTAGATACAAAACAACAGCCTGAACCTGTTGAAGTTGAGCCAGCGCAAAAGGATGTTCCTGTAACCGATTTTGAAGGTAAGTCAGTAACAAATAAGAAAGAAGAAAAGGTTGAACAGGCAGAAGAACCTGTATTAGAACCTACTCCAGCTGAAACACCGACTGATGAATCAACTACAACAGAAACACCGGAACAGGATGCAGCATTAGATATAACTGCTGAACCTGTAGATAAAAAAGCCTTTTATGGTGAAATTCGTAATTGGATGGGCACAGATAAGGTTCGCGCTGGTAAAGTTCTTACAGTGTTTAAAAAACATGGCATCGTAGGGAAAATTTCTAGTGATGCTTTGACTGATGATATCATCACTGATTTAAAAACAGTAATGGCAGGGGAGGAATAATATGGCTAAGCAACAATTTAAAGCGCAAGCTGATATATGTAAAAAGTCGCTAGACGCATTACATAAAGCAATTGAACTCGATCCTGATAATACGGACGAATACAACGCAGGTATCGCATACACAGAAAACGTTATGAAAGCCTCTAATGCCATTGTAAAAGCTTTTGATGTGGTTGAGCCTCCTAAGACAACTACACCTAAAGAAAAATCTGAAGACACTCCTAAAGAAGAAAAACCTAAACGTAAGCGTAAAGCTAAATCAAGCGAGCCTCCTGTATCTGTTGTTGAAGAGGCTGAAGAAGTAATTGCCCCTGTAACAGAAGAAGATGCGGACTTATTCGCTATGTTCGGCGACTAAAAGGAGGTATTCACTGTGGAGATTGTATCCAGTACCTATATTCACAAAATGTTCGATAGCGTAATTCTAGAGGTTCCTTATGGAGCAGAATACACAACTGTCCACCATATCGACTGTGGGTTTACGTTTGGGGGTAGCTGGCAGCGTAAATATTCATATCATAATGGATATGTTACCGGTGCCAAATACTACACCTGTCCAAACTGCCAAACATCTTCCAATCCTTGTGATCATAAAATTTACTATTCCATTAGTGATGAGAAAGTATATCCTGTGACCGCTTATGTGGAGGTTATTAATTACAAACATTTCTTAGATTTAAAAATTAGATACCAAGGCATACAGCTTTTCTTTGACGGTAGAAAAAACGACCACGGAATGTGTACGGAAACGTTGCGATTCGACTTTAAGAAACGCAAGGCTATCTTCATTGATAGATTTAGAATCCGTTATGAAGTGACTGTTGATTACATTCGTGAAAATGAGATTATGCCTGTACTTAAATTCTTTGGTGATTCATACGCAATGACAGACTTTAACAGAAAATTTTTAAACAAAACATTCAAAGCATTAAGGTCTATGTTTGAAAAACGATTAAAGGAAACATATGGGTATGGCGCTAAGGATGTATATGTAGCTCCTGGTGCCACTGAAGACAACGGCTATCATTTTACGATGCTGCTTAATATGATTTTAAAATTATCGGCACCGGATATGCCTAGCATTGTTAGCTTAATGAAACAATATGTGTATTGGACTAATGCTTACTGCTTATATCGATATACAAATATTCCGTTTGAAGACGATGTATTGGCGGCTACAAGAAAGGGTATGAATTTTCAAGAAGCACTTAGACAATCATATAAGGCTCCCAATAGTAGAGCCTTGCGGAAGTGTATGGTTAATGATCCATTAAGCGTATATATGTCTGATGTTCTGAATCTCTTCAGTGATGAAAATTGTAGACGTACTATCCTCACACTACAACGAAGCTATGAAAGTGCATGTCCATATACAGGTAAGCTTCATAACGCTAACGATTTTCGTAAGGCAATGAAGTTAAATACACCTCGTTCTAAGGACATGTGGCAGGAGCTAATTAAGCGATGTGGTGAGCCAGCTGTATTGCGCTGGATGTTATCCGAAGACATTCGTGATATCGAAGATTGTGTAGATATGTACACAAAGCTCGATGCAAAATACCAAGATGTATTATGGGCAAAACGATTCAAGCTGAAGAACTTTCATGATGAAGTTATCAGAATCTTCAATAAGCAAGAATTCGGCGACGTAATGCTTCCAGAGGTTCCTCAACTACAAGCGGATGTAAACGGAATGCATTTTATGGTCCCAAGAACTGCAGCAGATTTAATGACTGCTGGTAAACGGTTAAAAAATTGTGTTGGCTCATACCGGGATAGAGTTATGAAAGGAACTACGGCAATAGTGTTAGTTACCGACGATTCTATGAAACCGGTTGCATGCCTAGAATTGGCCAATAAAGGTAAAAAGAAAGGTCGTCAAATATTTGACTTAGTACAGGCTAAGCTCTTTGCTAATGAAATGCTTAAAAAGAATGCTCATATTAATTCGACGGTCATGCAATGGGCCAATCAATTAAAGATTGAACCGCATACCATCGACGTGGACGCTAGTGTTGTATAGGAGATCACTATGAAACTCACAAAATTAGAATTACTAAATTTTAAAGGGCTAAAATCCTTTACCATAAATCTTAATGGCGATGTCGTAATCCGTGGCGATAATGCTACTGGTAAAACGACTGTATTTGACTCTGTGTGTTGGTTACTATTCGGCAAAGATAGCCTAGATAGAGCTGACTTTGAAATCAAAACATTGGATGGAGGAGAACCCATTCATAAAGTCAATCATGAAGTAACAGGAACCTTTACTTTGGACGAAGGGGGCACAGTTGAACTTAAGCGTGTGTATCGTGAAAAGTATTCATCCCCTCGTGGTGGCGAAGTTACCCTCACAGGTCATACGACAGATTATTTTGTCGATGGTGTACCTAAGAAAGAAAAAGAATACAAGGAAATAGTTAGTTCGCTTGTTGATGAAAGTATCTTTAAATTGATTACTAATCCTTTGTATTTTAACGAAACGTATTCCTGGCAAAATCGTCGTAAGTTATTGCTTGAAATGTGCGGTGATATCGATGATATCAGCGTAATTAATAGTCGTGATGATTTAAGACGATTGGCTGAACTGTTAGAGGGTCGAACGGTAGACGATCATCGTAAGGTGGTCGCAGCTAAGAAGACCGCCATTAATAAAGAGCTTGATATGATTCCGGTTCGCATCGATGAAGCTATGCGTAATAAACCTGAAATTGCATCTGACAAAGCAAAACTTATTCGTGATATTGAAACCTTATCCGCTGGGATAGATGAAGTTGAAAAGCAAAAGGCAATTATTCAAAATGGGTTTAGTTCTACTGAAAAGGAATCTAAAATCCGTGATATTAAACGCCAGTTAGAGGTTCAAAGCTCTAAAGTACTATCCGACTATCATAAACAAAAACAACGCTTGCGCGATGAATATGAAGCCTCTTTAACCAAACTAAAAATGGTAGAAGTAGACAGAGATAGATGTGCTGATAGGCGAGACGAACTTAACAAAGAAATTGAGCGTGAGTCTAAACGCATTGCAACCTTACAATCTGAATTTGATACGTTTAACGCACAACAATTCAATAAAGAATCTTGCCCTACTTGTGGCCAAGCGCTACCGGCTGACAAGCAAGCGGCACTCGAGGCAGAGTTTAACACCAATAAATCTAAGAAGCTTGAGGAGTGGAAAGGGCTTATTGAAAGTGCAGTGAAGCTTAAAGAAAACTATGAAGAGCAACAAGAAATCATGGTGTCAAAGATTGATAATTTAACTACAGAGGTATCTCAATATAGTGATGCTTACAATGTTAAGTTTAAAGAATATGAGTCATACTCTGAGCCTAATCTTGAAGACGATCCAGTTTATGCTGATTTGAAGGCTCAATTATTCTTGCTAGAGATTGATGATGAACCAGGAGCTGATACTGAAGAACTTACTAAACTTGACGAAGAGTTGAGCTCTATGAAGTCTAAAAAGGCAGCCCTCGAAACTGAGTTAAATAAATTTAAGCTTATTGATGATATTAATCATCGAATCCTTGAATTAGAAAATCAACAACAAAAATTAGTAGCAGAAAAGAACGCACTTGATGAAGCGTCCTTCTTAATGGATGAATTCATTAAAGCAAAGGTTAATATGCTAGAAGAAAACATTAACTCAAGATTTAAATTAGCTCGGTTCAAAATGTTTAATGTTATGTTGAATGGCAATGTAGAGGAATGTTGTGAAACTACCTATAAAGGAGTTCCATATCGAAGCATGAATAACGCAGCACGTATTAATGTAGGGTTAGATATCATTAATGCATTAACAAGTTATTACAAAGTGAATGCTCCGGTATTCATCGATAATGCAGAAGCAGTAACTGAATTCGTTCCAGTTAATAGTCAAACGATTAAGTTGATCGTTGATGAAACAGAACCACAATTGGTGGTTAAGGAGGTGTAAGTATGGCAAATAATCATAAAGTAATTATGAGTACGGATGAAATGGCAGCATACATTTATACTATTTTGTCTGAGCATGAGCTAACTGTTGGCGAATCGTTATCTTCACTGAAAAAAGCGACTAAATTAGTACATAAGTCAGTATATTATGACTATTTAAAAGAAAGTGAGTATGAAGAATGCAATTAGTACCTATCAATGTTGTAGAAAATACTCAATATGTAAGCGGTAGAGATTTGCATATGTTTTTAGAAATTGGAACAGAATATAAAGATTGGTTCCCTCGAATGTGTGAATATGGGTTCGAAGTTGGTATAGATTTCAACCCGCTCAAAAAAGAGCGAGTTCAAATTGAAGGTAATCGAGAGGTTAAACGTATTATCTCTGACCATGAAATTACAATTGATATGGCAAAGCAATTGTGCATGTTATCTAGGAACGAAAAAGGTCGTCAGGCTCGCGAATATTTTCTTCAAGTTGAGAAGGACTGGAATTCTCCTGAAAAAGTAATGGCAAGAGCCTTGCAAGTAGCTAATAGAACGATAGAGAACTATAAGTTGTCTATATCTATGAAGGATCAGCAATTAGCAGAATTACAGCCAAAGGCTAACTATTGCGATGTTATTTTGCAAAATAAAGAGTTGCTAAGCATTACCCAAATTGCTAAAGACTATGGGAAAAGCGGAACATGGCTTAATAAGTTTCTAGCCGATAAAAAAGTGCAATTTAAACAAAGTGGCGTATGGTTCTTATATGCAAAATATGCAGACAAAGGATATACATCAAGCAAAACTTTTATTGATGATGTGGAAAAGGCTCATATGCATACATATTGGACTCAAAAGGGGCGACTGTTTATATACGATTTATTAAAACAAAATGGGATTTTCCCTTTAATTGAATTGGTAGATGTCAATAAAACGGCATAGGAGGTACATAATGGCAAATGAATTAGCAACTAGAAGCAACACAAATTTACCTGGTTTTCAATCTGCAGAAGGATTTGAACTGTTACAACGGCAAGCGAAAATGTTTACACATTCCACGTTGGTGCCTCAACAATTCCAGGGTGAGCAAAATATGGGTAATGCTATTATCGCATTAGAAATGGCAACTCGAATGAACGCTAGCCCATTAATGGTAATGCAGAATTTATACATTGTATATGGTAACCCTGGTTGGTCCTCTAAATTCTTGATTGCAACGTTTAATCAATGCGGTCGTTTTGAAGCTATTAAATACAAACCAACCGGTGAAAAAGGAACGGACTCTCAAGGTATTATTGCTTACACTCGCGAGAGAGGTTCAGATGAAATTATCGCAGGCCCTGAAGTAACTATCGCACTGGCTAAACAGGAAGGTTGGTACGACAAAAAAGGCTCTAAGTGGAAAACTATGCCGGATCAAATGTTACGTTATAGAGCTGCAGCATGGTTAATTAGAACTACAGCACCTGAAATCTCAATGGGTTTACAGACTGCAGATGAAATTATCGATGTCGAGGGGAACGTAGTTGATACAGCGGATATAGTTGCTGAAACTATTAATCAAAATGCTAATAGTGAAGTTATTGATATTGAGCCTAGTCCTACAAGTGAATTTGTAGACCCTGAAACTGGCGAAGCAGTTAATATGTTTGGTGATTAATTGTGATTAGTATTCAAGCATTCGGTAGTAGCTCAAAAGGGAACTGCTACCGAATTAAAACCTCAACTAATGGGGATGAACTGCTACTGGATGCAGGGTTATCCTTTAAAGAGATTCAACGGTATTGTCGATTTAACTTTCTGCATCTATGTGGGGTATTAGTCACTCATGAACATGGAGATCATAGCAAAGCTGTCCACGATTTATTAAAGCTTGGCCATCGTGTATATATGTTAAAAGACACTGCAGATGCATTATATGTAGCTGGGCATCATAAAGCCATCTACATTACGCCTAAGGTTCAATTTACGATAGGTAATTTTAGTATTCTACCTTTTGAATTAGAACACGACGTTCCTAATGTTGGTTTTTTGATTTCTGATGGTGAAGAGAAACTCTTATATATTACCGACACCTATTACTGCCGATATACGTTTAAAGATGTTGATCATATCATGGTTGAATGTAATCATTCATATGAAATCCTGAATCAACGTGTTGATGATGGAGGCCTGCATGAGAAACGCATGGAACGATTAATTCAATCCCATTTTTCGTTAGAGAATGTTATTAAATTTCTAAAGTCTATGGATCTTACTAAGTGCCAAGATATACGACTACTACATTTATCAGATAGTAACTCAGATGCAGAAACATTCAAACAAGCGGTTCAAGCTGCTACTGGTAAATTAATAATCGTAGAACGAGAAAGGAGTCCCTTATGATTATTAAATCAATTCAAATTAAAGATAGAGATATCAGTATTGCCTATTAAAAAACATCTGCCACAGGTCTTAACGATATTTTTACACTTAAATCCAAAGATGACCCGCGGCCTGAACTCCTGCAAGCATTTGGCAAACTGCAGGCTATTATGAAGAAAAACTTTGAATTTTTGGAAGAATTTAAAATCCCATTTTTGGTAAACACCTTCAAATTTAAGTATGGCGATATCGAAGGTCTTGTTAGTCAGGTCTGTGTTGAAGGTATCGTTTCTGATATGAACACTCCTAACGAATTTAAATTCAAAACAGACGGGTTAAATGTTGAATATGCAGACTCTACATTCGCTATCTCTGCTCAAGACTTAATCGATGAATGTGTAAGGTTTATTATGGGGAAACGAGCCCAGGATAGTTTGTTTATAGATGAGGAATGATGATTTATGGCAAAAGACCAATCCTATTATTTTAGCCATGATGTTACAGCGAGCAGCGACCCTAAGATAGTGGCTATGATATCTGAATATGGAATGATCGCGTATGCATGGTGGTGGATTATTCTTGAAAAGCTAGCATCATATGAAGATTACAAACTACCATTAAAAAGATATACATTCCTTGCTCTTGATAATGAGTTAGGAGTAAAAAATAAAGAAAATTTAACATGTGTTGAACATGTGTTCAAACAAAATGAACATGCGTTTGAACAAAATGAGTTATGTTCAATGTGTTCATTTTTGTTCGTAAATTCATTGATTTCAGACTATGAATTATTAGCTTGTGATGATGAATATTTTTGGTCTCCGAGCTTAACACGGCGCCTTGAATTTTGGAAAGTTAAAAACGAAGAACTCCGCGAAAAACGTAGGCTCGCAGGCATTAAGAGCGGAGAGGCTAGACGTAAAAACGAACAAAAACGAACACGTGTTCAACAAAAAGGAACACATGTTGAGCAAAACGAACTAATAAAAGAAAAGAAAATAAAAGAAAATAATATAGAGAGAGATACGCGCGCGCGTGAAGATGAAAATCCTCTATCTATGTTTGACGATGATGAAGTAAAAAATAAACCTATTTACGAATTGTATATGAAGTCAATCGGAGATATATCACCTGTTATTAAAGAGCGGTTAGATGATCTAGTTGAATCATATGGCAAAGAACGAGTCATTGTTGCTATTAATACCACAGCCGATAATGGGGGTAATAGTATCAAGTATGTTGAAACGGTTACAGCAGGGAATTTAAAAAAGGAGGTGAATAAAGATTTTGGAACCACTAAACGTAACAGCAGCAATAGAGGCTCTTCGAGAAAAGACGAGCAAGTTGACTGGCAAGCGGAATATGAAAGAGTACACGGTAAAAAATGAGTTCTTTTATCCAATTTATGATAAACCAGTAGTCATTCAAACTAATGTTAATACTACCTATGCTACAGTTGGAATTCCTAAACGGTATTACGATATGGATTTTGAATGGTTACGCAAGCATGGTAGTTTCCCGAAAGAAAATACTGAAGCCTATGCTGTGGTTAAGGAGTACTCTCATAACCTAAAGGAAAATCTTGAGTCTGGCAAGGGACTTATATTAAGGGGACCAGCTGGCACGGGAAAGACATCTATTGCAGTTAGCCTTCTAAAAGAGGCCATGAAATTAGGCAGAGGATGCCTTATGATTTCAATGCCAAATCTACTAGATAATATGCTTACGTTATCTAAGGGCGATAATGTAGCCTATCTAAGCTATGAGCAAAAACTTAGAAATATTCCCTTGTTATTGCTTGATGATTTCGGGGCAGAGTATTCGAAGTCTGACTGGGTAGCATCTAAGGTTGAAAGCGTTATTATTGATCGCTACAACCGAATGAAGCCTATAATTCTTACGACGAATTATAGTGAGACCTGGACTGAAGAAAATTATAGTCAACGAATATACGACCGCTTACGTGGAGAATATGAAGAGGCTATATTCAATGGAGAGTCACACCGATGAAGATTCTTCTGCGATGTCAGTTTAGGTTTAGAAAGAAATCCCATAACCGGTTTCCAACGTTAAATGAGTATATTGACTGTGAGCGTGGTTCGACTATAGCAGCCGCCGCTATGAAAAAGAAATGCACCGAGCAAGTCAAAGAACAATGTCTATCACAACAGATAGAATCAGTTAAGGGTAAAGTAGACCTATTATTTGAATGGCACTCATCAACCAGGCATAATCCTGATAATGTAGCTTTTGCTAAGAAATTTATTCTTGATGGACTACAAGCTGCAGGAGTGCTAGAAAACGATAATAGGAAATTCATCGGGACTATGGCTGATGAGATTGTAAATGACGATGATGATTTTGTGATTGTGCATATCACAGAACATATGAGTATATTCCTATAGTCGCTAATAGCCATAAAAAACAAAATTTCATATGCATAAGAACGTTTTAATGCGTTAATGAGTAAATCTTCATGAAGCTAGAATAAAACACAATACGGACTAAAATAAAGCGTAAAGGGGGAGATGCATTTGAATGAATGCGAAATTGAAAAAATTACTAGGTTGGCTACTGAGGTGGCCACAAAAACCTACTATGAATTAGCAAAGCAAGAAAATATACAGCTAGGTCGTAAACTTCGACACAACACGATCAAGCTATTAAAGCATTATAGTCAATTACAGTCATATGTAGACAATGCTATCTCGGATTCGACACAAGCCGAAGATATATGGCTCAATGAACTGTTGATTGATATGTTTGATGATAAAAGCATTGTGAAAGTGAATGCGATTGTTAAATCTAAAGAAAAAACAGCATTGATGATGCGACATGTAAATAACATGCTCGATATCTATGCTGAGAAGTGTAGCGGCAAGCAATTCAAATATTGCGAATGCATGCGCAGGTATTATATTGATGGAGAAACCTTAGAAGAGATTGCAGAATCATTTCCTGAAAAGCCAGATGTTCGTACCATCAAACGTTACATCGCTAGAGGGATTGAAGAGTTATCTGTATTGCTGTGGGGAGTTATTGGGTTAAATACAAAGCTAGCCTGAAAAATTGTCCCAAAACTGTCCTAGACCTGTCCTTCTTGACAGTTTATAATGATAGTGTGAGTTAATAGGGAAACAAATACTATCTCTCTCAACGACACAGTGAATACCTAGAACACTAAAGCGAAAGACCACTTAATCTATACGGTTAGGTGGTCTTTTTGCATACAAATTTGAGTAAGTGAGGTGAATGCGATTGACCGATGTGTATTGTGAAAAGAGACGGTGTCTTAATAATGTGAAAGGTTGGTGCAAGGCTAATGGAATTCATATTGATCACATGTGTAAATCGTATGCGCCATCACATTCGTTAGTAAAAACAAAAACCGCAAAGGTACATAAGGAATGCGGAAAGTATAAACAAAATAAAAGGGTTCTGAAGTAGCTAGGGGGTGAGATAGTGGCTAAAATGGGGCGACCGAAAAAAGTGATAAATCAGAGTCAGTTTGAAGCAATGTGTCAGATTCAAGCCACACAAGAGGAAATCACTCTCGTTTTAAACGTTTCTGATAAGACCTTAAATGCATGGTGCAAACGTACGTATGGAAAGACTTTTTCCGACATTTTCCGCGAAAAGAGAAGTGCAGGAAAGATTAGCTTACGACGAAAACAGTGGAAGCTGGCCGATAGATCTGCAGCAATGGCAATATTTCTTGGCAAGCAATTTCTTGGACAGACTGATAAAACTGAAATGGAAGTCAATACAACTGTTCAAAGCAATCCTCTTGAAGGTGTAACAACAGAGGAACTTAAAAAGCTAATCGATAAAGAGGGGTGAGGGTATGAAACTCACACCGGAACTCATGCAGCAATTCAAATATGAATTGGCTAGGCGTGAGTTTTTTTATTATTGCCACTTGCAAGCACCAGACTTTTATAGGAAGGACAGAGACTACCTAGTCGAATTGTGCGATACGTTGCAAGAGTTCTATGAAGATCCGGACGCAAAAGTTCTAATAATGAATATGCCACCTCGGCACGGTAAAAGCCGCACAGCTCAGATGGCAGTTAAATGGATATTAGGCAAAAACCCTGTAGAAAAGATTATGACTGGTTCGTATAATACGACTCTATCCACTACCTTTGCAAAGAATGTCCGCAATGATATTCAGGAAGTAAAGGCAGACGCAAACAGAGTTGTATATACAGACATATTCCCTAACGTGCGTATTAAACGTGGCGATGCCTCTATGGATATGTGGTCGTTAGAGGGCGGTTATAATTCTTACCTAGCTACATCTCCAAGCGGTACTGCTACAGGTTTTGGTGCGTCTATTCTTATCATTGATGATATTATCAAGAACGCCGAAGAGGCTTACAACGAAAATACAAAAGCCAAGCATTGGGACTGGTTCACTAATACCATGCTTTCACGTTTAGAGGAAGGCGGAAAGATAATCATAATCATGACTCGTTGGGCTAGTGATGATCTAGCCGGTAGGGCCATCGAACACTTTGGAGATAAAGCCAAGGTAATAACCATGAAAGCCTTGCAAGACGATGGTACTATGTTGTGCGATGATGTATTGTCTTATGAAAGCTACCAAGAGAAGTGCAGGGCAATGGGCGAAGACATTGCATCTGCCAATTACCAGCAATTACCTATTGATATAAAAGGTAGGTTATATACATATTTCAGCACTTATGATGATATTCCTAAAGATGATAAAGGATATCCTTTGTTTACTACAATAAAGGCATATGTCGATTCTGCGGACACTGGGGAAGACTATTTATGTGCTATTGCTTATGGCGTATATAAAGACTATGCATATGTGCTTGATGTATTATTTACTGATGCCCCTATGGAGGTCACAGAAGAATCTACGGCAGACTTATTACATAAAAACCATGTCAATATTGCAGATATAGAATCTAATAATGGCGGACGTGGTTTTGCTCGTAATGTTAAACGAATATTAAAAGAGAAGTATCCAGATAATCGAACAAAGATTACAGCATTCCACCAAAGCAAAAATAAGGAGGCTAGGATATTATCGAATTCTACACAAGTTATGGATTATGTTTTATTCCCAGTTAACTTTAGAGACCGCTGGCCAGAATACTATACATCAATGTATAAGTATCAACGAAAAAACAAGAATGCACATGATGATGCTCAAGACGCAACGACAGGCGTTGTTGAACGTTTGAATGCGCCTGTTATTAAATCCATCAATTCTGATATTTATTAGGAGGAACTTCATTATATGTTTATTACAAACGAACAGAAGTATGCATACCAGCTATTACATGATGCGTACTATGGGTCCGGGATATTCTCTTTAGGTCGTGGTTTAAAACAGCATCCAAGAGAAAGCATAGACAATTATAATTTCCGTAAAAAGTTATCAAGCTATTCTAATCATACAGCAGCGATTATTAATGCGAATGTAGATCCTATCTTTAATGATGAAATTCGAAGAGAGTATAAAGAAACGGCTAAATTCAAAGTGTTTTTAACAGATGCCGATCGATTAGGTACATCATTACAAGAATACATTCAGCAACAAGCTGTGATTGCCAAAATGTATGGTGTTGTGTATGTCATTGTTAACAATGAAGCAGAATTTGGTGAAAGTTTGGCTGATAATGTACGTGATAGACGGTTACCGTATTTAACTTCAGTTGAACCTAGTAATGTGACTGGTTGGAAACTGGATGACAAAGGTCGAATGATTAGATTCGAATATAGAACGATTATTACTGATGATAATGGAGGTAGTTCAACAGTATATTATGAATGGACAGATACAAAATGGACTATTCGTGATAAAGGGCGAGGCATTATTAATGAAGGTGAACATGGGTTAGGACGTGTCCCTGTAGTGCAATGGTTTGGCCGTAGCACTAAGAAAACAACTATATTACCGCATCCAGAGTTCTATTCGTTAGCACAAAAGAACTATAGAGTTTATCATCTAGATAGTTTATTGACACAGATTTTGAACTCTCAAACATTTTCTACTTTAACCATGCCATCCGATGAAGGTATAGAAGATTTAACCTTGGGCGTTAACAACGTACTACTATATCCATCAGAGGCCAGTCATCCTCCTGCTTTTATTGCTCCAGATAATGGGCCGGCACAGATCATCATGCAAGAAAAGGAAGCGGAAGTTAAAGAAATGTACCGCATAGGTGGTGTTGATTCTGTAGTAGGGGTTCAGCAGGAAAAATCAGGGGTTGCTAAGCAGTGGGCATTCAAAAGAACAAATCAACGACTAGCAAACTTCGCTGTACAGTGTGAAAATGCAGAGAAAGCCATTATTGCATTATATGAATTGTGGACTGGCGAGCAGTTGA